TTTTTATAAAATACACTTCTTTCTGAAGTGGGTAAGTCTTCCTCACCTAATAGAATTCTATATATTCTACTTATCATCTGAGAACATTTCCATGAGGTTTTAAATATAGAGTACATTATAGTTGTTCTATTACGATGTCTCCATACATCTATCCAACCTTCATTTCTTAACCTGTCCCATCTTGTTTTATCCCATGAATATGTGTAAACTCCATCGATAAAATCTTTTCGTGTAAATCTTCCTTTACAATCTAAATAAATTAATAATTCTAAGTCCGCGTCTTTTAATCCGTAAGTTTTACAGACCCACTTTCGCGTGAGTCTGTAATACTTAAGGATATTCATATCACGCAGATCTTGCGCGTTTAATCTCAATTGCTATTAAGATACAGCCATAGATGAAGCAGTATCAAACATACCTGTGATGTTCCATATTGTACCATCCCATGAACATTCAAAAAAGTCACCTAATTTAAAATCACTTGCAGCAATTACAGCACTAGTACTACCAGTGTGCTCTACAGTATCACCAGCTTGAAGTGTAATACCTTGGAAAGCAGTTGATTCACCGTTTTCAGTTATAGTAATAGTGTGAGCATCACTTGGATGATTACACAAGAACTTAGCGTTCCATCCAGTAATTGGAGCGTCTGGTAAATAAATAGTTGAAGCAGCATCTGTACCAGCGTTTACAGTAAATGTACTACCTGAATGAGCGTTTGTACAAATAATTCTATTATCTACACCACCAGTATCAGCAGTAGTAAATGTTGCAGCAACAACGTTTTTAAACGTACCCGCTCCGTTGTCTACAGATATAGATGATACAGCAGTAATTTTTTCGTATGCATAAATACTGTTTTTGTCATCAGCAACAACTGTCATTCCTCCGTGACCTGTTCCTTTACCAAAAATACTAGCTAATTGCTCTACAGCTGTTTCTTCGTAACCAGCAGCAACAGTTAAAACAACTGAATCGTTAGATGCAGTAGTACCTACTGTTTTAGCAAAGTTTAAAGTTACCGCCGTTGTAGACGATGAAATTGAGGATAAGTTCCCCGCGAAATTCGCATAAGACGTATCTGAGTCATTATGGAATACTAACATGTTTTGTCCCATTTTAATTTTTTTTAGGATTAATAAATAATTGTTATTGTTTTAGGTTTTAGGGTTTTGGCTTGAGGTTTGGGCTTAATCTACTAGAACAACGTCACCATCACGAATAACTCTATAAAGAGTATCTTTCCATGAAATGTCGTG